GCTGCTAATTCGTAATTAGTAGTTAAGGTGTGTTTTTAATTCTGAGGGGCGGTAGGTTCTTTAAACTTTTCATACTACTGCCCTTTGGTTTTAACTAACGAAAGGAAGCGCAATGGCTAGTGAAGTCGATATATGTAATTTAGCACTCTCTCATATTGGAGCTAGTGCCACCATTTCAAGTTTAACAGAGGCTTCTGAAGAAGCTTTTCATTGTAATTTATTGTTTGCTGATACGCGTGATACATTACTTCGAGCATTCCCCTGGGGATTTGCTACGCGTCACCTAGCGTTATCCGATGTTGGTACACCTCCAGGCAACTGGAACTATCGATACAGTTATCCAAACGATTGCATATTCGCAAGAGAGATACTACAAACAAATACTGTTGCTGGCAGTAATGATCCCATTCCTTTTGAAGTCGCATTAGGTGATGCCTATGACTCAAGAGTAATATTAACTGACCAGGAAACAGCAACCCTAATTTATACCTATCAAGCAACCAATACTTTGGTGTTTGAACCCATGTTTACAAATGCCCTGGCTTGGAAGTTAGCGAGTGAAGTTGCTATGCCAATCACAAGGGACGAAAAGAGAATGGAGCAAGCTTATAACATGTACTTGACTGTACTCGGAGAGGCTAAAACATTTAATGCTAACGAGTCTCACATAGATAGAAATACGGATGCGAGCTGGATAACAGGGCGTAGTTAATGCCTGTACATACGATTCAGCCATCATTCTCAGGCGGTGAGTTAGCACCATCCTTACATGCGCGCGTTGACCTGGCTAAATACGCAACTGGACTCAAGACCTGTCGTAACTTCTTTGTCCAGGCTCATGGCGGCGTTGCTAATCGTTCAGGTACAAAGTTTGTCTGTGAGACCGCAAACTCAGCCAAGATTACAAGACTCATTCCTTTTGAATTTAATACAGAGCAAACCTACATTCTAGAGTTTGGTCATCAAACAATGAGAGTCATTAAAGATGGCGGCCAAGTTTTATCAAGTGGTAGTCCTGTCTCAATCGCTACGCCTTACTCAGATACAGAGCTGGCTGATTTACAGTTTTCTCAATCGGCTGATGTGATGACTATTTGTCATGCCTCTTATCCTGTTAAAGAAATTAAAAGAACCTCACATACAGCCTGGACAATTACCTCCGTTTCATTTGGTACATCAATGGCAGCTCCTGGAAGTGTATCGTCAACGGCACAGAACTATGATTCAAGCAATCCAGGGACATCATACTCGTATGTTGTTACTGCTGTTAAGACAGATACAGCGGATGAGTCAGTTGCCTCAAGTGCTACATCAATAACGAATAATAATCTTAGCTCAACCATTACCAATACCGTATCTTGGGGCGCGGTAAGTGGAGCTGATAGTTACAACATATATAAGTCTATTGGTGGTATTTATGGCTTTGTTGGACGCTCGACAGGAACCACCTTTAAAGATGACAACATTGAGCCTGATGCTAATGATACGCCAGCTACAGCAAGAACAATATTTAATACAACCGATGAGTATCCAGCAACCGTTTCTTATTATCAGCAGCGCCTGGTCTTTGGTCAAACAAACAATGACCCTCAAAAAATCTTTATGTCGCAAACGGGTAACTACCACAACTTTAATATCTCAGAGCCACTTAGAGATGATGACGCGGTGACCTTTACCATTGCAGCGTCCCAGGTCAATGAAGTCAGACACCTGGTTCCACTTAGCGATATGATTATCCTTACTTCAGGTGGTGAGTGGTTATTAACCGCTAACGATGGCGTGATTACGCCTTCTGCTATTCAGGTTAAGCCGCAAGGTTATCGTGGTTCAGCCGATGCTCCGCCTATTGTTATTGGTAACACCATTATTCATTTACAGTCGAAAGGGGCGATCATTCGTGACCTGGCATTTGCGCTAGAGTCTGACTCTTATACTGGTAATGATTTAACAGTTTTAGCCAGCCATTTGTTTGCTGGAAAGACAGTAAAAGAATGGGCCTACGCTCAAGCTCCTCACTCTATCGTTTGGGTAGTATTAAGTGATGGAACTTTAGCGGCCCTAACCTACATGAGAGAGCATGAAGTATGGGGTTGGTCAAGACACGATACTGACGGCACATTCGAGAGCGTTTGTACCATTGCTGAGGGTGACGAGGATGCCACTTATTTTGTCGTTAAGCGCACCATTAATGGCGCAACTAAGCGTTACATAGAACGCCTGAATACAAGAGTATTTACAGAAGTTGCTGATGCGTTCTTTGTGGACTCAGGTCTGTCATACGATGGTACACATACAGGCTCTACTTCAATGACATTATCGGGAGGTTCTTCCTGGACACATTCAGAGACTTTAACTTTAACAGCAAGCGGCAGCACCTTTGTATCAGGAGATGTTGGCAATACCATTGTTCTTACAATAGGAACAGAGACACTCGTATGTACCATTCAGGCATACACCAGCGCCACAGTCGTAAGTGTCAAAGCGGGTCGTGATGTACCTGTAGCATTTAGAAGCGTTGCAACAACAACCTGGTCTAAAGGAGTCGATGAGATTTCAGGACTTGGACACCTTGAAGGTAAGACTGTAGCAATCCTGGCGGATGGTAATGTTGAAGCACAACAGACTGTAGCATCAGGCGCGATTACTATTTCAAATCCAGCCACTAAGATACATATTGGACTACCGATTCAGGCAGATGTACAAACACTTAACCTGGAGCTGGGTCAACCCACTCAGCAAGGTAAGAAGAAAAGCATTTCAGAGGTGACACTTAGAGTCGAAGAGTCAAGAGGCGGCAAGATTGGATATGACGCTGATCACCTCACAGAGTTTAAACAAAGGGCGTATGAGCCATATGGCACAGCAACCTCCCTTAAAACAGGTGATATATCAGTCACCATGCCCTCTACTTGGCGTTCTGAGGGATCAATATTCTATAGGCAAGATGACCCATTACCTATGACATTATTGGCCGTTATTCCAGAGGTGAGTGTTGGCGGATAAGATTGAAATTAGAGATGTGGAGCCAGGTGACATTGATATGTTAGTTGCGAATATGCGTGAGCATGACATACAGGAAGTGAATGCAGCTACGCGTATGGGTATTGAGAATGCGGTTAAGACATCCGTCAACCTTTCAACTTACTCAAAGACAGGACTCGTTAATGATGAGTTAGTTTGTATTTGGGGAGTGTGTCCAATATCACTACTCAGTAGTTCAGGCTCCCCCTGGATGTTAGGAACAGATTTAATTAAGCAAAAGCAACGAATATTTTTAAGACGGTCTAAGCCCTGGTTAGATGATATTCGTAAAGATTATAGGTATTTAGAGAACTTTGTCGATGAGCGTAATGTGATGTCGATTAAGTGGCTCAAATGGTTAGGTTTTGAAATGGATGAGGCAGAGCCATACGGCATACATGGTGAGCCTTTCCACAAGTTTACAATGGAGATTTAGTATGTGTACCCCGATGTTAGGAATGATGCTCAACTTTGCTGGCGCAATGTCCCAGGCTGCTGGACAAAGGCATGCAGCAGAAGCTAAAGCAGCAGAATATCGTTATCAAGCCCAGGTCGATGATAACAATCGTAAAGTAGCCGAATGGAAGGCAGCAGATGCAAAAGCCAGGGGCCAAAAAGAAGAGGCATCACTTCGAGTCAAAGTAGCACAACTTAAAGGTAGACAAAGAAGTGCATTAGCAGCAAGCGGCGTAGAGGTAGGTAGTGGTTCTGCTCTTGACATCCTGGGAGATACAGCAGCTCTTGGGGAGTTAGACGCGCTTACGATTAGATCAAACGCAGAGCGAGAGTCATACGAACAGAATGTAGTCGCAAGTAATTTAAAAGCTAACGCGGGTATGAAACGAATGGGCGCTGACAACGCAATCATTGCTGGAAAGATTGGCGCACAAACATCCTTATTATCAGGTGCTGGTTCTGTTGCTAATAAGTGGTACAACTACAAATATACATAAGGATTAACAATGGCAACAGTTCCTCAATATCAAATCGGTCAAGTTAAAGACAAAGCAGTTAGCGGTGGCTTTCAACAAATACAAACTAACTCGGATGCGTTTGGTGCGGGTATTGCAAATGCTCAAATACAACAAGGACAGGCAATCAGTCAATTAGGTGACCAGGCATGGCAAACAGCCTTTCAACAAAGAGACATACAAGACCAAGCAACACTTCGTGAACGCGATAACTTGTTATCAGCAAAGATCAGAGAGTTAATATCTGATGATGGTGGTTATTTATCGTTGACAGGTAGAGAAGCAATTAATGCTAAAGCCAGTATTGAAAAACAATTAGAAGCGTACAAGAAAGAACTTGGAAAAGGTATTGACCAAAGAATAGTAGGTAAGTACAACCAAGTAGCTAACCAACGATTAACGAGTGCGTTTTCAACTATCGATAGTCACAATCGTACACAGGGTGATGCTTGGAATAAACTTGAAAGAGAAGTCCGTATATCAGGACAAATTCAAAATAGTATTGCAGCCTTTAATGATCCTGGTGCAATGAAACTAGAGTTTGATCTTGGCATAGTAGAAGTCAATTCAAAGTTACTCGATGTTTATGGCATTGATGCGTCTGCACCGAAAGATGATACTGAGAAAGCCATTATTGCATCAGAGACTTTAAAGTTTACAACTAAGGTTCATGAAGGCGTAATCTCTAACTTGTTAGCAAATGGACGCTATACAGCAGCTCAGACGCACTTTGAAGATAACAAAGCTGCTATTGATGGCACGATGTATGACGATATAACAACCAAGCTACAAGCCCACACATTGACAGGTGAAACATTAACGAAGGTTAAAGAAATAAGAGCGTTAGGTGGAAGCATAGCAGAGCAGCTTGTCGAGGCTCGTAAAATTACTGACCCTAAATTACAAGAAGCAGTTGTTTCTGGTATCAAAGCTAGGTTTAATGAAGACGAAGAAATTAAAAAAGTAGATCAAGATGAAGCCTTAGTCGATGCTCATCAACTCATTGCTGATGGGGCTAGGACAAGAGAAGACATTGATCCTGACACTTGGTCGCGTTTAAGTGGTTCTCAAAAGGCTGACCTTGAAGCCTTGTTTACTACAATGGCTGACCAAGAAGACGCAAGACAGGATGAGATTAAAAGAGAAAAAGAGGCAGCAGCAGAAAAACTTGTTTATGGCAAATTAGCAGATGGTGAAGTTATAACTAAAGAAGACTTGATGGATATGTCAGGTGTTTCTTATTACAACTATATAAGAGAAACAAAGCGTTTGTTATTAGAAGGCAAAACAGAAAAATATCAAGCTGTACTTAATACAATTAGTGAACAGATAGCTATTGGTAAGACCTACGGCGAAATACAAAAAGGATTTAGTACAGAGTGGGATCAGTTAGAAGGTGTTGCTAAACAACGACTTAAAACTATTCTTGATGCGACTGCTGAAAAGAACTTAAACGATTCTCAAACCTTAATGTATAACGAGGCGTTAAGAGCGGTTGCTCAAGGCGTTGAAATTGGCCCAGGTATGTACGAGTCAATGTCAGGCATTCAAGAGTTGTATGTTAAAGAGAAAATACAACAACGAGAAGATCAGTCTGCTGCAAGAATCAAAACAGCTAAAACCATTGCAGAAGATGATGCCTACGATACGGTTTTAAAACATCTTGTAGCGGGTGGCAGCTTAGAGGATTTACCTGAAGGTAAGTTCGATGAGATGAGTGGTGTTCAGCAAACCAGTATTACAACAGCAATTAGTGCTGCTGAAGCTAAAACAAACGCAGCCTCAATTGCTCTTAAACAGCAAGAACAATACCTAAGATTCAAGCAAATGGCAAAAGATGATCCAGCAGCATTCTTAGCGTTACCTTTAGAGAACTATGTCGGCACAGTAACAGCGGGTAACTATAACAAACTGGTTGACATGCAGCAATCAACTGACACCGTTAATCTTTATTCTTCACAAGATGATGTAGTCAAGATGGCGCTCGGTTCAATTGGATATAAGGACATTGATCAGTTGTCTGTAAAAAAAGATGGAAATGGCCCTGATGTAAGACGCTTCTTAAATGAAATTGATGTATTAACTTCAGCCCACTTTGCAGAAACTGGTAAGCAGCCAAGCCAACAAGAATTTAAAGACATAGTTACCTCATTAATAACTGACCTGGTGTGGAACTCTAATGTTGGAAAAGATAAACAAGAGCCACTCATTTTAGCAATGGACGAAGCAGAAGACTTGTATATCAAAGTAGATAGATTAGACAATTCAGGCAAGACCGACAATGTTCAGCTAAGTGAAATCAACGATGTAGATAGGGCGATGTTTATAACAGTCTTAAATGACAACAACATTCCAGTTACAGCACAAGCCGTTGCAGAACTTTCAACTGTACCATCAGCGGAAGTAACAGAAATAGTTAAAGTAATGAATCAATTAAACATAGCTGTCTCAACTAAAAGTATTAGAGATTTTTATATCAATACCCCCAACTAAATAACTATGGCATTAACAATCCCAGGCTCAGACAATAATGATGATGACAAGTGGCTCAGTAATGATGACATTGGATCAGTCGATAAACCCGCATCTCCTTTAATAGAGTCAAGCAATAAGTATCTTGCTTACGGTCAAAATCTTCAGAACCAAGAGCGATTAGATCAATACATGGCGATCCCTGAAGAGGAAAGCACAAAAGATTATCTTGCTTATGGACAAGAGTTAAAAAAGAATAATGCAGAAAATTTAAAAAATAGTTTAAAGATTGCATCCCTTGCTGATGCAGAACAAGCCGCTGCTATTAAAGAGTTATCACTAAAGACAGGCTTACCTCCTAGTTATATTCAAGGCAATGTTGGTGAAGTAAAACGAATGGTTAGTTTAGTGTCTTTAGATGCTGACAAGTTAGCACAACAGTCCCCTATATTAGCCAAGCAACTAAAAGACCCCTTATTTGCTGCGATAGCTTATGATGACATTGAACATTTAAGCGGTATTGAAGAGGCCGCACATGGCGTTTCTACATTCTTTCGTTCTGCTGGTTCAGCGTTGTATGCGGTTCCACAAGGAACTTTATCATTAATAGGTTCGGTTCCTGACTCAGTTGATTCGATTATGTCAGCCGCTGGAATTGATACAAGTGAAAAAGGATCGCTTGCTTATTTGCCTAAATTTATTGGTGAAAAGTTTGCTGCTGGATCGAAAAATATTGCAGACAGAAGAGAACAAATAAAAGGTGATTTAAGTCGATATGAGTCCGATAGATGGCTGACCTGGGAAGATGTCTTTAGTGGTATAGAGTCTACTGGAATGATGCTACCAGGAACGGTAGCTACAATGCTAACAGGTAACCCTACCTTTATGTTAGGTAGTGCTGGATTGTCTATGTTCGGTGAAAGTTATCCTTCAGCTTTAGAAGAGGGCTTACCGCAACCTACAGCTCTGATGTATGCGTTGACACAGTCGACTACGGAGATGGCATTTGAAATGCTTCCAATCTCAAGGTTGTTAAGAGATACAAAACTTGGTTCAGGATTCTTTAAAACATTTTACAATCAGTTATTAGTTGAAATCCCACAAGAACAATTAACAACTATTGCTCAAGAATATACGGATTTCATGGTTTTACCTTCTCAGAAAGATACAACCTTTGGTGATTACTTAAAACAAAGACCTGAGTCCGCTTGGCACACTCTCATATCTACACTTGTAGGTGTTGCTGGTCAAACCTCAGTAATGCACTATGGTAACAAATTGTTAAATCGTGTTGCTAACGCTGGAATAAAAGTTGATCCCGCATTAAAAGCCATGATGGAAGATGAAGAGAGAGCAAGAGAAGCACTTCGATCAAATGAAAAAATAGTAGAGCTTGTCAGCAAGATACAAGAATCTAAGATGTTAGAGTTGTCTCCTGATTCACTTAAAGGGTTTGTTCGTGAATTGTTTCAATCTGAAGTAGACGGTGAAGTCTCTGATGTCATTGTTTATTCACAAGACATAGCGCAGTACGCTGAAGAGCAAGGTATCGCCATTGAAGATATATCACCACTTTTTGCTGACCAAGTACAAGAGGCTACTGAAAACCAAGGTTACTTCTCATTTAAGGTAGAAGATTACTTAACTGATATAGCACTTGGTGAGCATGGTGATGCTATTAATCAATTACTTAGAGTTAATGAAAACGCAATGTCAGTCCAAGAGGCTGGCACTTGGAATGAAGAGCGCAACCAAAAACTTATGGATCAAGCTGATGCCATTATTTCTAGCATGGCAAATGAAGATAAAGTGGCTGGTGATGAAGTCTTTAATGAAGTTGTCAGACAATTAGAAAACATTGGTGTTCCAAGAGATGACGCAAACCAAAGTGCTGCTCTTTATAAAGCGTTCTTTACGATTATGGGAGATCGTGCTGGAATAGATGCCAAGCAGTTGTTTGATCGTTACAACCTTGAACTTCAAAGAAATCTACCTGAAGGCACAGTCAAAGCCAATGATACGGACACTTTAAGTGATTTAGTAGACTCAATACTTGATACAGAGATAAGCACTAAAGCTACGGTTAAGAAGCAAACAGAAGAAGCTGGCGCATTAGTTGAAAAGGTAAAAGAGTTAAAAAAAGTTAAAGAAGCAGCTAAAGATGCTGCAAGTGACTTTGTATTGGGTGATGGCACAACAAAACCGAGTGATGAAGAGATTGATGCTTACTACGCAGAAAATGTAGAGCCAGCAGAAATAGCGCAGCTAGAAGCTGAAATAGAATACGAGCGATTGTTACAGTCTAGAAACATGGGTAGTGAAAATTCTATTGCCTCTGTACAAAGAGTGATTAACGAAAAGCTAGAAAGGATAGCAAGAATACAAGGCGTAGACTTTGTTGAAGAGGCTGCACCAGGCGTTGTTGAGTCAACAGAAACAACAGTTGAACAGATAGAAGAAATTAGAGCTTACCTGGCGTCTGAGATGGGCGTTGATCTTGCAGCAACAGACAAAGCAGAATTACTTGATCTTATAAGAAATAACTTCTATGACCCACAAGGCAGAACACTAGACCAGGCAGCATGGCATGGTAGTGCTTTTGCTGGCGTTATTGAAAGATTTTCTACAGATTATATTGGTACAGGTGAAGGCGCTCAGGCGTATGGCTGGGGGTTATATTTTGCTACTAAAAAAGAAGTTGCTGAATGGTATCGAGAAGGTCAGAACGATAATAAACTTTATGTCGGTGGTGATCTTATGGATACAAATAACCCTGACTTTGATGCCTTTGATTATTTAGAGTGGACACCTGGTGACACTATAGATACTTTGTTAGATGCCCAGGCTTATGAACTTTCTAGAGCAGAAAACGATCTTGATAGAGAACAAAAGTTTTTAGATGGAATTGTTGATGGTGTATTGCCTGAACCATCTCTAGATATGAAGAATCCTAGGAATTCAAATATGGATTTTATTTGGGTAGGTAAAGATGAAGAAAATACTTCATTAATGCTACCTTCACCAAAAAGCCGCGCTTATCTTGAGAGTTTAAAGCCTAAATACATGGCTACTTTTAACGATGGCCCTATTGATGAAGATCCATTTGATGATAATGGTTTTGGAGGCTTACCTGAAGCAAAAGTATATTTAGTTCAATACCAGGAGTTTGCAGATAGATATGTAGTGCAAGCGCGAGGTGACACTAAAGATGATGCTTTAGACGCATTTGAAGCAAGAGTTGTAGATGGAACAAAACAAGAAATAGCGACAATAGAAGCTCATATGAAGACAGCACAAAGTTATGAAAATGACTTTATAGATGTGAGAGCTGATCAAGGAGGGCTTTATTCAGTAGAGCTAATGCCCGCAGAAGAAGATTATTTGTTATGGGATAACGAGCTAAATGATCAATCAGACAAAGTTATAAAGGTAATTAATACGCTTATAAAGAAATATAAATTAGGTACTGCTGGTGGTATGCATTTTGGTAGAGATGTTTATAAACATTTGGGTCATTTTAATGGTGCTATAGATATTGCTGAAGAGCAAGGTGAATGGGAAGCGCCTGAAGAGATGGGCCTTAAAGAAGATGAAAGAGTGTCTAGATTTTTATTGTCTCAAGGTATTCGTGGAATTAAATTTAAAGATGGATCATCACGCAATAACGATACAAAAGATGCCACATACAACTGGGTCATTTTTGATGATGCTGATGTAGAGATTACTAAGACCTTTAATCAAAGCGCAGTTGAACCTCAAGGCCTTAGAGAAGGCGAGGTAATGCACTTTCATTCTTCACCAAACATATTTGATCAGTTTACAATTGATGAGAATCGTTTAGGTGGTACATATCCAAGCGGTATATATCATCATGGTACAAAAGCGAGAACAACATTTTATGGAGACAACACTTACAGGATAGCTGTTGAGCTAGGAAATGTAGGTACATATTTTCCTTATACGCCTAAAGATATTAACCAGGCAATGGAAGATAAGTATTTAGAAATCTTAAATCGTTACAAAACTCATGTCCCTGGTTGGGCAGAAGCGGAAGCAAGAAAATTTAGAAAATCAGGCAGTATGGGCGGTAGGTTTTCAGGCTTAGAAAAAAGAGAGGTATGGATAGCGGGTGGTTATGACACTATTAAAGATGGACAAGATTACATTTCGTTTCATCCTGAAGCAGTCAGAATACTAGAGGTTAACGGCAAACAAGCGCCTCCTATGCGAGAGTTTTTCCAAAGTGCTAATGAGCCAACACTAGAAGCGTTTGTCGCTCAAAAACAAGGCGTACCTGTTCCTGAGTCAGAACTTCTTACAACACTACATGGCCGCGTAGAAAACGAATTACAAGAATTACTAGGAAAAGTTAAAGGTGACGCTGAGTTACTGACAACGCGCAGACTCTCTAAAATATTTGGATCACCTAAGAAACGAAAGAACAAAGAAAAGCTAGATAAGAATGTAAAGCCAATCGGTTACAAAGATTTAAAGATGATGCTGGATTGGGCTATAGCAAATGACAGCCCTGGCAATTGGTACAAAGA